TAAAGGTTCTGACGGTGAATACACCGTATCTAAAGAAATATCTGATGATTTAACTGGTTTAACAGATATTAGCGACTTGTTTAACAACGACGATATTTATCAAACTAATAAGTTTTTATTAAAACAAATTGAGGATTTAAGACAGGACGTAGAAGAGCTTCACGCGTTTATTAAAGATGCTTTTGGTAAAGATTCATCAAGTGCTGCATCTAAAGGAGATACAGGCGCTACAGGTCCACAAGGGCCTAAAGGAGACACAGGAGCAACAGGAGCAACTGGCCCAGCTGGTGCCGATGGTAAAAATGGTAGTGACGCTTCTGTAAGTGGATTTAAAGGTCAAAGAACAGTAGGTAAAGAAACTTGGACATTTGAGGCAGGTTTATTAAAATCAGTAAAATAATAAAATTATGACATACGATTGGAATTGTAAAACAGTAGATGTACACCCTCAAGCAGAAGGTGAAACAGATGTAGTGTATAATGTACACTGGATTGTAACTGGAACTTCGGATCAATTAGATCCACAAGAAAACGCTTATTCAGCAACTAATATTGGAACTCAAGTAGTAACTTTAGACCCTGAAGCTGAGTTTATACCTTTTGACGAACTAACAAATGAAATAGTTGTAGAGTGGACAAAAGATGCTATGGGTGAAGAAAAAGCTCAAGCTATTGAAGATAGTTTAGCGGCTCAAATAGCAGAATTAGAAAATCCAACTTCTGTAACTATGACAATAGAAAATTAAAGTAATGCGTAAATACGTAATACTTAACTATATGTTAAACATTTAAATTAAATAAAATGGCAGAAAAAATCGCAAAAAAAGAATTAACTAAGCTTCAAGACTTAGTGAAAAACTACAATCAACATCAATTAAAACTAGGCGAGCTAGAAGTTGAAAAGCATAGATTACTACACAGTATATCAAATGTTCAAGAAGAACTTCAAAAGTTTCAAGATGAATTAAAAGAAACCTACGGTGAAGTTAGCATTGACATCAATGATGGTAAAATTGCAAAAAATGAGCCTAGTAAGGAAGATTAGTATAGGAAGAGACTATAAAAATGATGCCATGCACTATTCTGTTGGACAGGAAGTGTATGGTGGTCATATTATAGAAAATATAATAGAAGAAGATAACAAGTACTCTATTTATATTAAAAAAGACAATGAAGTTTTACCTTGGAAAGACTTTAACAAAAACATGGCTATTGCAGTTGAATATAACTTAGAGTACTAATGAATTCTTTATTTAATTTTATAATTAAACCTTTTGAAGAAAGAACAAATAATAAATTAAAAATAAACGAATCCGAGTTAATACTTAACACTGAAATGCAAAACCACCAATATGTTAGTAGGCACGGGATTGTTATTTCAACACCTTTAGTGGGTTGTACTGAAGTTAGTATTGGTGATGAGATTATAGTTCACCATAATGTGTTTAGAAGATTCTACGACATAAGAGGTAAAGAAAAAAATAGTAAAAGTTATTTTAAAGAAGATTTATTTTTTGTTCAGCAGGATCAAGTTTACGCTTATAAATCAAATGATGAGTGGAAAGCTATAAAAGGTTTTTGTTTTATAAAGCCTTTAAAAGAAAACAACAGTTTTTCTTTAGAAAAAGAAATTGTTGGAAAAGGAGTTGTTAAGTATAGCGATGGTTATGTAGATGAAAACGCATTAGTTTCTTTTAAGCCTGGATTTGAATACGAGTTTTTTATAGAAAACGAAAGACTATATAGGGTTCCAAACAAATTTATTACAATTAAATATGAACATCAAGGAGACGAAAAAGAATATAATCCAAGCTGGTCACAAAGCAGTTGAGGAATTAATAAAAGTTGCTGAAGAAAAAATTATTACAAATACAGAAGATGATGTTTCAGCTGATAGACTTAAAAATGCTGCGGCAACAAAAAAACTAGCAATATTTGATGCTTTTGAAATATTAACTAGAATACAAGAAGAAGAGCATATTTTAGAAGACAAACCAAAAGAAGAAACTAAAAAAACTTTTAGTGGTTTTGCAGAAAGGAGATCTAAATAATGTACGAGCAGAGTTTATATAAAATTATACAACCTATAAAAATAAATACATTAAATAGATTAAATAAATCTAAAAAATGGAAATACGGTTACAACAAAGAAAATGATGTTGTAGTTATAAGTAAAACTGGCCAAATTGGAGAAATTTACGAAATACAAGGTCTTAAAATAGCGCTTCCTAAGCGACCTAAAGAAATACATAAAGGTGAAGATAGGTGGAAGCCTAAAGAATACCCTAGAGAGCTTAAAAACATTAATAGCGTGTTTGAGTGGAGAGATTATCCAGAAGATTTTAAAGCTAAATGGGAAAATTATATTGATAATGAATTTAAAAAACGAGAAGAAGGTCATTGGTTCTATAATAGAGGTGTGGCTACTTACATTACTGGCACTCACTTTATGTACTTGCAGTGGAGCAAGATTGATGTTGGGAAACCAGACTTTAGGGAAGCAAACAGATTATTCTTTATATTCTGGGAGGCTTGTAAAGCAGACGCACGATCTTACGGAATGTGTTACCTTAAAAACCGTCGTTCAGGATTTTCGTTCATGTCTTCAGCAGAAGCCGTTAATATGGCGACAATTACGTCAGATGCACGGTACGGTATCTTGTCTAAGTCTGGAGCCGATGCTAAGAAAATGTTCACAGACAAGGTTGTACCAATATCAGTCAACTACCCGTTCTTTTTCAAACCCATCCAGGACGGTATGGACAGGCCCAAGACAGAACTCGCTTATAGAATACCAGCCAGTAGGCTCACAAGAAAGTCAATACAAAACAAACAAGAACAAGAAACGCTCGAAGGATTAGACACTACTATTGATTGGAAAAACACAGGAGATAATAGTTATGATGGTGAAAAACTAGCTTTATTAGTGCACGATGAAAGCGGTAAATGGGAAAGACCAGATAATATATTAAATAACTGGAGGGTTACAAAAACCTGTCTTAGATTAGGTTCTAGAGTTATTGGAAAGTGTATGATGGGATCAACTTCTAATTCATTAGATAAAGGTGGAGAAAATTTTAAAAAACTATATTACAACTCCGATGTTACTAAAAGAAACAGGAATGGACAGACTAGCTCAGGATTATATTCTTTGTTCATACCTATGGAGTGGAACTACGAGGGATTCATTGATTCTTATGGACACCCTGTTTTCGATACTCCAGAAAAACCAGTAGAAGATACGTATGGTGATTTAATAGAGACAGGTGTTATAGAACATTGGCAAAATGAAGCCGAGGGTTTAAAAAACGACCAAGATGCGTTAAACGAGTATTATAGGCAGTTTCCTAGAACTGAAGAGCACGCGTTTAGAGATGAAACAAAAAACAGTATATTTAATTTAGTTAAAATATACGAACAAATAGATTACAATGAAGATCTATTAAACACAAACGTTGTTTCTACAGGAAGTTTTCAGTGGGAAAACGGAATAAAAGATACTAAAGTTAAATTTACACCAAATAAAAACGGAAGGTTTAAAATAACTTGGGTTCCTAGCTATAGTTTGCAAAACAAGCAAATTTTAAAAAATGGAATAAAATATCCTGGAAACGATCATATAGGCGCTTTTGGTTGTGATAGTTATGATATTTCTGGTACAGTTGATGGGCAAGGTTCTAAAGGTTCATTGCACGGCTTAACAAAGTTTAGCATGGAAGACGCGCCTCCAAATTCTTTTTTTCTTGAATACATAGCTAGACCTCAAACGGCAGAAATGTTTTTTGAAGATGTATTAATGGCTTGTGTATTTTATGGCATGCCTCTTTTGGCTGAAAATAATAAACCAAGACTTTTGTATTACTTTAAAAGAAGAGGTTATAGAGGATATTCTATGAACAGGCCAGATAAACTTTGGAATAAACTTTCTATAGCAGAAAAAGAAATAGGAGGTATACCAAACTCTAGCGAAGACATTAAACAAGCACATGCAGCAGCTATTGAATCTTATATAGATAAATATGTAGGATTAAAATCAGATGCACAATATGGAGACATGTATTTTAATAAAACATTAAATGATTGGGCTAAGTTTGATATAAATAAAAGAACAAAGTTTGATGCCGCTATAAGCTCTGGTTTAGCTATAATGGCTTGCAATAGGCATTTATATAGACCTGTTGCTAAAGTAGAAAAACAACCAATAAATATAAAAATCGCTAAGTTTAGTAATAGTGGTAATTTATCAAAAATAATAAAATAACATATGGCTGAGTCAGTTGTAAAAAGTTTTTTTCCTAGTCAAGTTGCTAGCGATCAAGAAAAAGCCTCTTTAGAATACGGTTTAAAGGTCGGTAGAGCTATTCAAGACGAGTGGTTTAAATCTACTAACGGTAACAATAGGTATAAAAGTAATCAAAACACTTTTCATAGATTAAGGTTGTACGCTAGAGGAGAGCAATCAATACAAAAATATAAAGATGAGCTGTCTATAAATGGCGACTTGTCTTATCTTAATTTAGATTGGAAACCAGTGCCAATTATACCTAAGTTTGTAGATATAGTTGTTAATGGTATATCAGAAAGAACTTTTGATATAAAAGCATTTTCTCAAGATCCTTACGGTATAAGCAAAAGAACAGCTTATATGGAATCTATAATTAGAGACATGCAAACTAAAGAAATTAACGAATATGTTAATGAAAATTTAGGAGTAAACTTATTTGAAAATAAACCAAGTTTTTTACCAGAAACAAAAGAAGAACTTGAGCTTCACATGCAACTAACTTATAAACAAAATGTTGAAATTGCAGAAGAGCAAGCAATAAATGTTTTATTAGAAGGTAATAAATATGATCTTACAAGAAAAAGAGTTAATTATGATTTAACTACTATAGGTATTGGCGCTGTTAAAAACAGGTTTTCAACCTCTGAAGGCGTTATAGTAGATTATGTTGATCCGGCTAATATGGTTTATTCTTACACAGAATCACCTTATTTTGATGATATATATTACGTAGGTGAAATAAAATCTGTTCACATAAACGAATTAAAAAAACAATTTCCTAGCTTAACAGATGATGATTTAGAAAGTATTAGTAAAACTTCGTTTCAAAATAACGGATTTTACGATAGGACAATAACTAACTATGATGAATCTGATTCTAACAGTGTTCAAATACTGTATTTTAACTATAAAACCTACATGAACGAGGTTTATAAAGT